CGTGCTGCTGTCTTCGGAACTGGTTTCCAAGGTATCAGTGCTGCAAATGCAGAAGGCCTTGACGGTAGTGTCGAAGGTCAATTCAACCAGATGGCATTCTCCATCGAAAGAGTTGCAGTTGAAGCAAGAACTCGCGCCCTCAAGGCTGAGTACAGCACAGAACTCGCTCAGGACCTCAAGGCTGTTCACGGACTCGACGCCGAGACTGAACTCGCCAACATCCTCAGCACAGAGATTCTGTCTGAAATCAACCGCGAGATCATCCGTAATGTCTACTTCAACGCCGAGATCGGTGCTGCTCAGACAGACCTTACTGGTGCTGGTGCCGCCGCGGGTCCTCAGCCCGGTATGTACGATCTTGCAACCGACTCTGATGGTCGCTGGAGTGCTGAACGCTTCCGTGGACTCATGTTCCAAATCGAGCGCGAATGCAACCAGATCGCCAAGGAAACTCGTCGCGGTAAGGGTAACTTCATCATCGTCTCTGCCGATGTTGCTTCAGCCCTCGCAATGGGTGGATTCCTCAACATCTCACCCGCTCTCAACCAGAGCCTAGATGTTGATGATACTGGTAACACCTTCGCTGGTCTTCTCAACGGTAAGATCCGCGTCTATGTTGATCCTTATGTCGCCACTGGACAAAACCATGTCTGTGTCGGTTATAAGGGTACATCCCCATATGACGCCGGACTCTTCTACTGCCCATATGTTCCACTGCAAATGGTCAGAGCTGTTGGTGAGAACACCTTCCAGCCCAAGATCGGATTCAAGACTCGATACGGAGTCGTTAGCAATCCGTTCGCAACTAACACCGACATCCTTACTGCCGGTGGTAACCAGTACTACAGACTCTTCGTTGTCAAGAACCTTCACGGTAACGGTTCCTGATAACACAAAAATAGAAGATCTGAACGAAGCGAGGGGGAGTTTTACTCCCCCTCGTTTTCTATTATACATAATAGTATACTGGAGTTAATATGTCTGATTCTGATATCACACGCGAAATTCCGGAAATGCCGGATATTCAATACAAATCATATGGTGTAACATATGATGGACAACAAGATAACAACTTTCTTGGTAGGAATTATTTCCAAGTGGAGATACCCAGAATTCCTAACTTTGGAAGATTTGTTCAAAGTGTAACTCTACCTCAATTTTCTTTTAGTGAATTGACTCAACCAACCACATTAGGTTTAGCACCGGCTTTTCCCGGAAGTGGGTATGAGTTTTCTCCTCTTATAATAGGATTTGGTATTGATGAAAGATTTTTGGGTTACCAAGAATTATTCCGATGGATGGAATCAATGGCGTTTCTTACAGACACCACTAATTTGCCCCGTGAATCTCACACATCAGATATTACCCTCTCGATAAAAAATAGTGCGTACAACGAAAAAGTTCGAATTGTTTTTGTTGATGCATTTCCAACAGTGATAAGTCCTCTGGAGTTTACCTCCCTAGAACCTTCATCTTCCCCGCTATTGGGATCAGTGACCTTTAATTATTCTAACTTTGAGATTGTACAAATAGGAGTGTAGTATGAATTTGAGTGAATATCGACAAATGGTAGAAGTCGATCTTAAAATAAATGAAACAGAACTTGATACAGAATCCCTCAGAACCCCACAGTTACATTCAAAATATTTAAATTTTCTTTCAGACGAAAAACTAGTTCTTTCAAAATTAGAAAGCGAATATAAAGTTACCAAAAAATATAGGTGGCTTTACTATACTGGCAAACTTTCAGAAGAAGAACTTGAAGAATTAGAATGGGAACCATTCCAACTGTCGGTTCTTAAAACCGACATAGATAAATTTATGGATTCTGACGATGACATACAGGCAATTTACAACAGAATTCAATACAGGAAAACGGTGGTTGATTATTTAGATAATATTATTAAGGTAATTTCTAATCGACAATGGAATATTCGTTCAGCAATCGATTGGCTTAAATTTACAAACGGACAATGAGTGATTTCAAGATAAAACAAATAGATGCAGTAAATCTAAAAGTTGACTGTGAAAAGGGGTTCGCAAAAGAACTCAGTGAGTATTTTACATTTATGGTTCCTAATTACCAATACACCCCTGCATATAAAAACAAATATTGGGATGGTAAAATACGCCTTTTCAATATATTCAACCGCACAATTTACGCAGGACTTTCTTCACATATAAAAAAGTTTTGTGAAGATCGAAACTATCCTTATGTTCTTGATTTACACAAAGAAGAAAAGCAATCATGCGATGACATTGATACATTTCTCTCAAAACTAAACATAAGTAACGGCAAAGATCCTATCACACTCCACGATCATCAAGTAAAAGCCATTCGTGAAGCTTTACTAAATCGAAGATGTCTTCTTCTTTCTCCTACGGGTAGTGGTAAATCTTTGATCATCTATTGTCTTCTGAGATATTACCTTTCTTGTTTTCCAGAAGATAAAAAGTTTTTGGTAATTGTTCCAACAACAGGTCTAGCATCACAGATGAAGTCTGACTTTCTGGAATACTCGGCTAATGATAATTCATTTACCGAAGAAGATATCCATATGATTTTTTCTGGTAAAGAAAAACAAACCAAACGAAGAGTGGTGGTATCTACATGGCAGAGTTTATACAAAATGCCTGAATCATATTTCGAGGATGTTGCTGGTGTTTTCGGTGATGAATGTCACTTATATAAAGCAAAGTCTTTGGTAGAACTTCTAACCAAAATGAAAAATGCTTATGTTCGAATAGGAACAACAGGAACATTGGACAACACAAAAACCCATAAACTAATGATCGAGGGATTATTTGGACCTACCATCAAGGTGACATCTACCGTAAAATTGATGGAAAAGAAAATTTTGTCGAAACTTAAGATTAGTTGTATTACGCTCAAATATGATGAGCAAGATCGAAATGAAATTAAAAGGGCAAAATACCAAGAAGAGGTTGATTGGTTAGTTTCTTCTGAGAAAAGAAATAAGTTTATTATTGATTTAGCAACTAAATTGAAGGGAAACACACTTGTACTGTTCAACTTCGTCGAAAAGCACGGCAAACCTCTCTACGAGTCTCTGAGGGACGCCTCGGACAACCCTGTGTATTTTATCCACGGGAACAAAGATGTAGAAGAAAGAGAAATGATTCGAAAGATTATAGACAAAGAAGATAATTCTATTCTGGTTGCTTCATATGGTACATGTTCAACTGGTATAAATATAAAGAACATCCATAACATCATTTTTGCTTTTCCTTCTAAATCTGTGATCAGAGTGCTTCAATCTATAGGGAGAGGTCTTAGGACATCATCCACAAAAGACATTGCTAAACTTTACGATATCGGAGATGATCTTCAGTATAAAAGTTTCAAAAACCACACTCTCAAGCATTTAGAAGAAAGAATTAAAATATATACTAATGAAGGTTTTAATTATGAGTCAATTGCCATACCGATTCGGGGAGAATAACATGAAGACTTCTTATAGAATCATTAAGTTAAGTAGCGGCGAAGAAATAATCGGGAATATAAAGGGTAGAGAAAAAGACAAGATTCTTATTGATCGACCGATGATATTTAAAACTCAAACAATGAGTAATTTGATCTCACAAAAAGAAGTTGTATTTTTAAGAGATTGGATGACATATACCAATGACATTGAGGCAAAGATTAAAGAATCTCACATCACCTCCATTTTTACACCCGATCAATTAGTGATAACAATGTATGATAGAGCAAAGCACGAGATGGATGTGAAACCACACAACTCTAGTAAAATAACTAAAATGGATCCTGATGCATTTGGAAATGATAAAAGCCTAGAAGATGCATTAAAGGATATTTTTAAATTTCCAGGCACAAATAGCAGTAATCCTTTGTTCGATGAACTCGATGCATTGGAAGAAAAACTAGATGCCTTTGACTCGAATGAATTGAATAACCCAGAGCCAAATGATAAAGATCGCATTTACTTAAACATGGATCTATCGTATGAGGATTTGAAAAGTCTATTCGATGATGGTATAATTTCATCCAAGATTTTTAATATGATGGAAGAAATGTACTACGGATCAGTTAATAAAATGGAACGAGAAGAAACCAGCGATGATTCTACTATAGAAGATAAAGATCATCCAGACTACGGGAATCGCTGGACTGATTGGGATAATGACTTATCTAATGAAGACTATAAGTAAGCTTAGTATCCCTTTTCTCTCTCCACACAGGGATTATAATCGTGATTTGAAAACTGTCAAGTAAAAACTTGACAAAAAAATTTTAGGATGTAAAATTCGTATATGAAAAGCACACACTATATTGATAATGATAAATTTTATGAAGAGATGACATCTTGGATAAAAGATGTACGAGAAGCACAAAACGAAGGTGAATCGAATCCTCCAATAACCAATTATATTGGGGAGTGTTTTATGAGTATTGCTGAAAACTTATCTAAAAAGGGAAACTTCATCAAGTATCCTTTTAGGGATGATATGATAAGTGATGCAATAGAAAATTGTGTAATGTATGCACATAACTTTGACCCAGATAAATCTAAGAATCCTTTTTCTTATTTTACTCAAATTACTTACTTTGCATTTCTCCGTAGAATCGAAAAGGAGAAAAAGCAAATGTATATCAAGTATAAGTTAATGGAGCAGAATCCAGACTCTACTCTATCTTGGTATAAAGAAAATTACTTTGAAAAAAAGAAAGAAGAAGATGTTGATGAAGCACTGAAAAAGGAATTTGAGTTGACTGATAAAGATATTCAAAAGTTTAGTAGTGGTTCAAAGAAAAAAGGTAAAAAATGAAAATAGGTGTTTTGAATGATTCTCATTTTGGTGCTAGAAATGACTCTGGGTTGTTTCTAGATTACTTTATTTCTTTTTATGAAAATGTGTTTTTTCCCTATATCAAAGAAAATGAAATAAAAGAAATTATTCATCTTGGTGATTTCTTCGACAGAAGAAAGTATATCAATTTCAACACTCTCCAGAAAGTCAGAGAAAAGATTCTAGATCCGCTGCAAGCAATGGGTGTGCAGATTAATTTATCTTTGGGGAATCATGATACTTATTACAAAAATACAAATAAGGTGAACTCACCCAAAGAACTTCTTTCCGCTTACGGCAATATTGTCATTCATGAATCACCTATTGCTCTGGACTATGACGGATTGTCTGTGGGATTGATTCCTTGGATAAATGAAGAGAATAGAGATGAAACTTTAGATTTTCTTAAGTCTTGCAAATGTTCAGTTATAGGTGGACATTTTGAATTAGAAGGCTATGAGGTAATGAGAGGAATGAGTTTTAGTGGTGGGATGTCAGATAAACCTTTGCGAAGATTTGAAAAAGTTTTAAGTGGACATTTTCACACGAAAAGTCAAAAAAATAATGTTCACTATCTTGGGACACAATACCAAATTACATTCAGCGATCTTCATGATATGAAAGGCTTTCATGTTCTTGACACTGAAACCAGAGATTTGGAATTTATAGAAAATTCAGACAAGATGTTTTATTCTTTTGTCTATGACGATAAGGACAAAAAAGCATTAAAAGATCTTCAGTCAGAATTAAGTAGTAAACTGACCAATAGGTATGTAAAAATTATTGTAGAAAACAAAACTAAATCTAGTTTGTTTGAATCATTTATTGATGCTTTATATGAATTAAATGTTTCTGATATTTCTGTGATTGAAGATTTTTCTGCTGACTTGGAACAAGAAGAGAAAGTTGATCTTGCACAAGACACACTAACAATCATAAGCACGGAAATAGATTTGATTGAAACTGACTTAGATAAAGATTCTTTAAAAAGAAAAATGAAAACCCTTTATATGGAGAGTATAACAAATGAAGAGTGAAGAAATATCTGTAACCGAAGAGGAAGTACCAGAAACTGAGCAGGTGGATGTCGATTCTTCTGATAAGGTGGAAAGAATTAAAAAGGCTGCTAGTGCATATAGAATGGAAAGTTCTATAGAAGGCGTAAAAAGTGGAACTACTAAAATTATTCCTAGCAAAGAAAACTTTGAGTCATCGGTTAGACTTACGGTTGATGCAACTGGACTGTCTAAAGTAGTTACCGAAAAGGAAATTAAGAGAGGGGATCTTCTGGAAGAGTGTTTCTATTATGTTATGGAGTCACGCAAAGATGATTTCTTCATGTCACTGCGGGATAAGGTTGCAGCATATGTGATGTGGACTTTGCCCGAGGATGATTCTGTTTACAAGTCAGATGAAGTCGGTAATCATGTAATTCTACCTCTCGGTAATGCTCTTGCTTATGGTCCTTCTTATACCCCGAACGCTTATGTTCAGTTTGATTCGAAGATGCGAGTTATTCGTTTCTATGCATTGAGGGATATCAATAGAGGAGAAGTTGTTACAATTGGTTATCCCAAGGATGGGGTTGGTCCATCTGGAATAACTCCACAGCAATATTATGAGTTGACAGGTGACACCCTTAAGAGTAAAATTGGTTCTCCGGGTAAAAAGGGTGGTTGCTCTTCATGTCAACAGAAAAAGTTTCGTTCTAGAATAGAGGAAAAGAATGATAATATTCAAGAAACTTAAATTTAAAAATTTTGGTTCCTTTGGAAATTATTTTACAGAAATTGATTTTTGTAAAAATGAATTAATACTAGTGTCTGGATTGAATGGTCGAGGTAAGTCTTTTGCTTACCTCGACGCAATCACATTCGCATTGTACGGAAAACCCTTTCGTAAAATCAATATACCACAATTAGTAAATACGATAAATTCTAAAAATTGTGTGGTGGAGTTAGAATTTACTATTGGTACTAATGAGTATCTAATCAAACGAGGACTGGGACCTAAATTATTTGAAATTCACAAGAATGGAAAACTCATAGATCAAAATGCAAAGGCAAAAGATTATCAAGAGTTGTTAGAATCCCAAATTATCAAGATGAACTACAAAACTTTTACTCAGGTTGTGATTCTGGGTAGATCTTCATTTGTTCCATTCTTACAGTTATCTCCGGCAGATAGAAGAAACATTATTGAAAATATTCTCGATATTAATGTGTTTTCAAATATGAATCAAATTGCAAAGGGTAAACTTTCCTTCGTAAAGGAGAAAATAAATGAGACGAATCGTAAAATTGAAAGTTGTGAGGAAAAAATTGAGTACCAGAAAAAGTTCATCTCCAAAATACAAGATCAAAAGAATAGTTCCGAGTCAAAGATCAAAGAGAAGATACAAAAGATAAATGAATCGATTGAATCTTCCAATGATGCAATGAAAGAAATTAAAGACTCTATGATAAAGGGTGAAATTGAAAAAGAAATAGAAACCCTCAAAGATAAAAAAGTAACTTTTCGAACCGAAGAGAAATCTTTTGTAAATAAAATTGTATCATCACAAAAAAATATTGATTTCTATGA